TGATCTGTTTTATGTTCTTTTAGTACAAGCATATTGCCCTGTAAATCGCTCCATTTAGCTTTTGCAATTTCACCGCATCTTGCCCCGGTAAGGAGTAACATCCAGATAAAATCAACGCCCTCTGCATGTCTCTTGTTGTTTTTAAGAGCGTCCAACTGTTTAGTTACTTGTAAGAATTGTTCTGCTGTCAGATAGTTTTTTCTTTTGACTTCTCTGTTTTTTGCTATGTGCGTTGCCGGGTTACTTTCTATCAAATCCAAAGTGATAGCCAGGTTAAACATAGACCTTAATAAAGTGAGAACTTTGTTAGCCTGGAATGGTGTTTCTTTTGATAAGTTAAGGTGTAAGTGAGCTATATCACCTCTTTTTATAGCGCTTAACTCGCGCGCGCCGAGAGAAGGTTTGATGTACCTATCAAATATCCTGGTTATTTCTTGCAAGGTCTTTACAGCTCTGCGCTCGCAGTCTTGCATATATATATCAAAAAGATTGTTTAAATTGTGCATGTTTTACTCCTAGAATGTACTTTTGCGTAGTTTAGGTTATTGCCATATTTAATTCAACTCTTTTATACATTGATAGAAAGAAGCTAAAGGCTCTGCCTTTTTCATAATATCGTCGTCAATAATCATTTGTGTTTTGCTTTCGTCAAAAGGCATAAATACAACATTTTGATATTCTCTTGAAAAGAAAGCATACAGATCCACTTGTCCTGGTAGAAAGTTTCTGTTTTTAGTGTGGCTGCCACGACGACAATCAAATCGCCAATTAGGGTGTTTCTTTTCTCTTTTTGATTTTGTTTTGACCTGACATTTGTATAGAACATCTTCGTAGTCAAAAATTATGTCTGCCTCTGATCCATGAGGCACTACGACTACCGTATCAGATACCTCACAAAGTATGCTTGCTACAAAGTATTCTCCACTTCGTCCAAGACGCTCTGTAACACGACCCATATCATTCTTCTTTCTGTCCCGCCAACACCCCAAGAAAAGCTCTAAGTTCATCGTCTGAAAATCTTTTTCCTTGTGTAGTTCCAGAGGAAACCAACTCTCTTAACTCTTCAATGCCTTTTTGACCTCTTCTGTCAGCTAATCGTTTTGCTCCCATAGCTGTTCCGGTAATTGCTAAAAAAGCTGGGTTTGTGCTAACTGCGGCAAGATTAAGAAAAGTCATTAGACCATTGCCATTAGGAGATAATTTTCCAACTAACCTTAAAACATTGTCAGAAGTTTTGCCATCTATAATTGATTTCATTAATTGAAGCTCTTGTTCATCAAAAGCGCGACTTTTATTTTTATCGGTCACAATTTTTGTCAATGCCTGCCTGTATTTGTTTACTATGTTTCCGCCACTACCCGTCGCCGCAGTTTGCAACTCTGCTTTTTCCATAACTTCGTCAAAAAGCTCTACTTTTTTGTATGTTCTATTGCTTGCTCTAGCTTGGTTCAACAATGCTTGTGCATCATCCCCGCCAGATTTTGTAGAAGCGTTTTCTATTGCATCATCTAATTTGTTTCTTAAAATATTTACTCTTGGATCAAAACCACTATTTTTATAATTTGCATAAGTTGATGATTTAAGTTTATCCAAAGCTGTAATATTAAATTCTTTCCCTTTAAAACTTTTAACAGTTTTCAAAAACTCATCAACCGGTTTGTTGGCATCTAAACCAGGAATGTAAGATAAAAACATATTTTCATTTTTTACTATTTCATCCTCAATATCTCGTATGACATCATCCATTTTTACTTTGATATTTCCGCCTGCTTTTTCAAACGCTTCGTACGCTGCGTTTTTACTATCTCTTAAAGTTTCTAATGAGGGGCTTGTTCTTGATTTCTTACCAAAAGCCTCAAGCGTTTTATTTGTTGCTCCTCTAATTGCTCCTGGCGCAACTAACGCGGGAAACAACCTAGCTGGTAGTTCAAGCTGTGTTCCTTCTAAAGCCTGTCCTCCCGCCTCACTTAAAGCTCCGGCAGTACCCAAGACACCAGCTCTTCCTAAAGTTGCTAACAAACCTCCGGGGCCTGCTGCTGCCGGTAAAAATTCACCTATTGTGCCAGCATATTTTCCCGCTGTCGTTTTAGCCTCATAATCATCTAAAGTCGTTGCGTCTCTCAACAATCTTCCTGTGGTTGTGTTTAAAATGGGTATATCTTGACTGTCAGTAAGGCCTGCAAATTGACCGACTTCTTGAACACCTCTGGCTGCCGCTCTACCAAGTAACTCAGGTAATTCCAACAAACCGATACCGCCTCTAACAAAACCACTACCTAAAGATTTTGCAACATCCTCTGTTTGAGATATTTCTTCTGTTTGATTAGATTTTGTATCGCTTGCTAAAGCTATTAAACGCTTTGCAGCGTCCTCGTCTCCCGCTTGATCTGCTTTTCTAGCGGCGTTCATGTACTCTTCAAAAGTAGGCATAATTAATTGAATTTGAAGCCGTATTTTTGGAATAATTCTTCATCAGTTTTTTCTGTTGTTGATATTATTCTGTCTGTGTATCCAACCTTTCTTTTAATTTCGTCTGGATAGGCATTTAATTTTGTAACAATATCACTATATCTTTTTTCAACTTCATCTAAGTTTTGTAAAAATTGTTCCTCTGATTGTGATTGACTTAAACTTTGTAAAGACGAATTAAGCAAATCAAGTTCCATTTCACTAACCTGTCCTAATGCTCCCCCTGTTGGACTTTCTTCCCTCATTTTTTGCAACCTATCAAAACCAATGCTTGCTTTTATAGGAGATATCAAAGCATTTATGTCGGCAGCAAGAGTTCCACCAACACTTGCAAAAGTTTCCGCAAGAAAACCTGTACCAGGGTTGAGTAAAGTTGATTCTTCCAACCTTTTTCTAATTCTTTCTATGTTGTATAAAACATTTTCAGCAGATTTCGTGTCAGTTTGTGCAGAAGATTGTTCGCCTTTTAATATTTTTTCTTGTTCATTAAAAAGTTTTGTGCCTGCTATTGGCAGAGCTTTTGGTATTCCTCTTTCATCTATGACTACCTTGCCTGCTGCGTCTCTAACCCATTCCATATCTTTTGGAGGAGACCCAAAATCTTGACCTTGCGGGCCTGTATTTAAAGTAATGTTGCTTCCACCTCCTTTTTTAGACAAAAAGGTTGCAAAATCGTCTGTACCTCCTGTTTGCACATAAAATTGATATTCTTGCACCGAGGATGGTAATTTTGGTCTTTCTGGCGTTCTTGCCGCCCTTCTTTCTAAAGCTCTTTCTTGCATAACAGGTTCCCCTGCTAAAGCCTGTGGTGAAAAAGCATCGCTAATCATTAACAACAGCTCCCCAATTCCTCTGTTTCTTGCGTCTTGAAACTGTTGTATTTGTCTTGGATCTGTTAATTCTTGCCCTGGTTGTAGCTGCATGTTTGGGTCAAAACCAAAAGATCTGGCCAAACCTAATCCTGGCGCCCTCAATCTTGTTCCAGGAGTTGTGGTTTGCGTAGGCATTGGCTGTGGCATACCTCTACCTTGCATACCCATTATGTTTTACCTCCACCCATACCCATACCGCCTTTTCCTCCTGTGGCCGCTGGAACAGCTGTGCTTGCAGTTGCGCCGATTGCTGGCAATAATCCACCAGACATAGCGCCACCGAGCAAACTAGCTCCGGTTCTTAAAATATCTCCAATACCTGCTGTTTGTCTTTGCGTTGAAGTTTGTCCAATTACGCTAGTTGGAACACCCATTGCACCTTGCTGAAATAATCCAAAACGCATCAATGGATCTGCTTGCTCTCTGTCAAACTCAGCTCTTTGTGCGTCTAATATTGCTTGGTTAAGAGCTTGTTGCCCTGCCCCGGATGTTAATAAATTAGATAAATTAATTCCTTGTAGATTAGCTACGTCACCTATTAAATTTCTTTGTAAACCTCTTGTTCTATTTAAGAAATCACCAAACTGTCCACCGTAAGCCTGGTCTAAATCTGCTTGTGCTAAAGCTCTTTGCTGTTCCTGTTGCGATGCCAGCAAGTTAGCTTGTTGCAATCTGTCAACATCAGATAATGCTGCTTGTTGCGCTGTGTCAAAACCTTGCTGTCTAAGACCTGTAATGGTTCTTAGAGCCTCTTCTTCAAAAGGCCTGGTAGCCTCACCTTCTAATATAGCAGATCTTGAGCCGCCAAAAGCTCCAGCGTTTATTGCTCTATCTTGCGCTCTTTGTACTGCCTGATCTCTTCTTCTATCAATATCTACTAAAGATGCGTCTATCACCGCTTGCTGAAAAGGGTTTTGATATGCGCTCATATCTGTATCTAAAAGAGACGCCGCCAGGGGAGAAGCAACGTCTCCTATTTGAGTACCACCCAAATTTTGAAATAAACCTATGTCTTGGCCTGCTTGACTTGCAAGATTCATATATAAATTGGCTGGATTAAAGCCAGCGGTTTGATTAGCCAAATTTCTAACATCTGCTTGCCCTTGTATTTGATCCGGGGAAAAGCCTGCTACCATTTGTCCTGTGTAAGGCGTAAACGGCGTGTCAGCAAGAGCGCGGCCTCGATCGACCATTTCTTGATATGCCGTTTCTAAATACTCAGGGACGTCTGCTGTTGTCTGTGTTTTTGTTGAACCTTTTGCCATTTATAAATCCTTTCTTAAAACGTATTCTTTTTCAAAACCTAAATGTTTTAATTTTCTATGCCAGCCGCGACGTCCTCCACAATACAATCTCTTAACACCCATTTGCTTTGCTACAGCTGCAATATGTTTATACATTTCTTCGAGTTCTTCGTATTTACCTCCGCAAAACAATAAATTCATGCCGTTATGCTGTGGATAAACCAAAAACTCTGTAATCATCGCTGATTCCTTTCCGGGCCATAATAAAAAATGCCCCATGCGAATTTTATCTTCTATATCGTCTATTGTATAGGCATCTTGGTGTTTAGCTGCGCGCTCAATATAAGGTTTACACCTTATCCACTCAACTTCCCAATCAAGTAACCTGTTCTGTGCTGATTGTTCCATTGTCTGCAACTCTAAGTTTATATTTTGTTCCATTTGGACTTATCAATACTATTTCTGTTTTTTCTACTGTTCTTGATGTTGAGCTTGCATTTGTGATAGCAGCTCCATCTACCTCTATTCTTTCGCCTTTTTTAACATTTAGACCGTCTCTATATTCAACCTCTGACACAAAGTAGTCCATAAAACTTGAATCATATTCTTGTTGCACGGGTTTAGTGAAAGCTCTTCTGCTCACTATCTTTTACCTCTGGATTTAGTTTCTACTCTTATGTCTCCTACTTGGAAGTCTTGAGTTGTTGATCCTTCTACTTTCATTTGTACTTGCCTGGCGGAGAACCTGGCATCTACATAACCGTCGTTTTCAAAAGTAAAACTGCCAAAATCTGTTTCTGATCCTAAAGGAGTAAATCTGCCTTTAAAAGATAAAGTAGTCCCTGGCAATGTTGACGTTTCTTCATCCGGGATTATTTGATTTATTTGTGCAACTTTATCACCGTTACCTATTTCCAATGGGCCTGTCTGACAAAATGGTTTTGTTGTACCTAAATCTTGTGAACCATCTAAAAAGCCTTTGTCTTGTTCAAAAATATTACCGGTGCTATCTCCAGCAATAGGAAAATTAAACACCCCCTGGTCAATCCAACAGGATCGATCCAGGCTACCTACGCTCCACACGTTGTCTTTGTAATTCCAAATAACATATTTATTTGGTGTTTGTGATGTGCCAGATGGGAAGAACCACCACACTTCATTGAACTTACTGTTATGCCCACCGCAAGATGCTTTTCTATATGTGTAATTTAGATTGTCATATATGTAATCATGCACATCTGATTTTATTTCTTTTACCGACCCGTCAAACACAAAGAATGAGTTTTCTCCAAACCACGTTAGAAAGTTTCCTACACCAACGATGGTTCTAGCGCTGATTGCTTGACAATTTACACCTGCGCTTTGTATGCCATAAATAAAAGGAGATCCAGAATAATAAATTCTGTCTATACCTATATCAGTAAAAACAACAACGTCTGTTTGCCATTTTACGGCGTAAAAAGCATTACCACCTGTAACTACCTGCAAATCTCCGGCAGAGTTTGTGGCCGAAGCCGCCCAGGTGTTGTTATCTTCTCTATCAGACCAGGCAACTTTTCTTGGGTCTCCGCCAGATCCTATAGCAAAAACGTGTCTTTCATTTGTGACAATGACTGCTTCGTTATTTACAGGAGCGTTTGATAAAACTGTCGCTACAGTTGTGGGAGAGCTTGGCTGCCATCTGTATATTTTTCCGTCGCTTGCAGAGCAAAATAAAAGATCCTCACCCCAATTCGCAAAACTAAATGATTTTGTATCAAAACTTAAAGTTGATTCTCCATCACCAGAACCAGACCTAGCAACTCCATACGCTTCTCTTCCATAATTACCAGCACCCCAACCTAAAACATCGGCCGCCTCATCTGTAGAGAAACCAGAATAAGCCAGGCTTATACCTGTGCCTCCTTGCCCGTTATCACTACTTGTAGCTGTGACAGTTGCTTGATTTGTGTCTTTAGCTGTAAATGTAAAAGTGTTTGCGTCCGGGACAGATACAATTTTATGCACTTGATTTAAAACTGTTGCAGTTATGTTGCCGCCTAAACTTGACGCTCCTGATATTGTGACAAAATCATCAACAGCTGCGCCATGCCCGGTGTTAGTTACGGTTATTGTTGACGAACCATTAGAGGCCGCAAAAACATTACTTAACCCTGTGTTTGTTGTTCTTAAAGGAGTGACGTCGTACAAAGCATCTTGATAAAGAACATAAACTCTTTGTCTTGTTCCTATAGCTAATACTTGGTCGCCGCTATTATCTTTGTAGGCGTACATGCCGATAGGTGTACCTGTCAAAGGTACATCCCTAAGTTTATCCCAACCACCGATAGGTTTGAGATAGCCGTTTTCAAAACGTACTAAATCACCATCTACCCATCTGCCTTTGTTTGAGTAGTCTGTTCCGTTTTTTACTATTCCTGCTGGGGGTGTTATTTGTACCAGGGCCATGATTTAACCTCTAGGCTGTTCTAACAAACATAAAGACTCTGTAATGTGCTTGAGTCGTATCTACCGAAGTTGATCCCGAACCACTTACTGTAACAGTTGTTGTAGATGCGTTAGCTGTATAAAAATCATTTGTATCTGGATCGCCGCTGAAGTCAACTGCGTTACCAGATGAGTTAAACGAACCGCTTTTGTGGCCAGAACTAGCAGCTGCAAAATCAATACCTTTTGTTGCGCTAGACCTTGTACCGTCATACCATTGGTGAACGTGCGAATGAGAACCAGATGAAGTAAAACCTATGGTAACTGTTTTGCTTGAACTTCCTGCGTTACCCGTGCTGCCACTTGTGATAGCTTGTAAAACTCTGCCCTCTCCTATTGCTGACCAACTTCCGCCAAAAAGAGAGGATGGATTTGTGCTTGATGTAGATACATAAACAGCACCTACAGGATAAACTTTTAAAAATATATTTGTTCCGCTAATGCTTACACTTGAAAAATTACCCGTGCTTGCCGAGCTTGCGCCAACAGTTGTACCGTCTATCGCACCGCCGTTAATGTCTGCTGACGAAGTTGATAAAGAACTTAATGTAGCTGCCCCGGAACTGCTAATTGTACTAAAGGCCCCTGTGCTTGCTGAGCTGGCCCCGATGGGCGTCCCGTCTATAGCTCCTCCGTCAATGTTTACAGAGGATGACGATAAAGCAGTTGCAGTCAAAGAACTTATTGTTATTGATGCAATAGTTCCGCCTTCTACTTTGTCACCAGATATTTGATCGTCGGCTAGTGTCAATGTTCCAGCAGAAACATCCAGGGTTTTTCCAGATCCTACTTTAAGACCTACAGAAGTTCCTGTGCCGCCCGCTGCAAAGATAGCATCAACGGCATCTAAATCATCATTTATAAGGCCACCCCAAACATTAGAAGATCCTCCAACGCTAGGTTTTGATAGGTTTAAGTTTGTAGTAAATGTAACTGACATGGTTATTAATTATAAACTATCAAGGCAGTTCTTGAGAATCAATTAATGTTTCATACGCTGACTTAACATCATCAGTCCAAGTTGCATTAGCAATCGCTTGAACTCTAGCATCTTCACCAGATATGTCGGTATCACCCCAAGTATCACCTGATTTAGTTCTTGGGTTTAGGACATGCCTTACGAACTGTCTATTAATTTCAGTTTTATCTTCTTTTATTACCGTAGCAGTTCTAACTTGTACTTGACCCATTTCAAGTACTTCAATTTTATCTACTACTGTTTCTTTTGTAATTGCCATAATTATTACCTCATTAAGCTGTTTTATATGATACTGTCATTAGCATGTTACCACCGCCTAAATCGCCATGAGTAGGTGTAGCAACACCACTTTGACCAGCAGCTTTTCTGGTTACTATGTAACTATAATCGTGACTTACTAAACCTACATCTGACTTTGTAGTTGTTGACCAACCATTACACCAAATAGTACTAGTCATTGCATAATAATTTGAAGCACCAAGACTAGGTGCAAAAGGTAAACTTATATCACCTATTGCAACACCACTACCATTACCATTAGTGTTGATATCTATATGTATGCCTACGGTTACATGACTACCAATTTTGACATACCAACCAGTTTGATGTGTATAAGTTAAATTAGATGAGTTCATAACAGGTGTATAAGTGCCTTCCTCGTAATCGTCTAAGGCATTTGCTGCTGCTGTATCGCCATTAAATTTTAATCCGTCTGCATCTATTCTTACTTCTTCTGCCCCTTGAGGTTTGAAAGTCATTCCTCTATCTACTTTCTGCATAGCAAAGTAATCACCAGCACCATCAATCATAATCATTTGTGGTTCTGATGATGATGATGTTGTTCTTATTCTAAATTGTGTTGCAGCAGAACTTTCTAAATGTAAATGTGTAGCAGGGCTTGTAATCCCCACACCC